TGTAAAATATGCAAATGGGTTATCTGATTTACTTTCATCAAATTGTAACCCAATTTGCGCCAATTGTAAAATGGCTTGTCCTTTCATTTCGTCATTGTACGTATATCCACGCACATTTCCTCTTGTGGCATATCGTTCACATAATTTTAACATCATTCTAGCTAATGTATCGGTAATTTGTCCGGCGTTTCTATCAAAGCATCCGGTAGTTAGATCTCCCTTCCAATGACTTTTGCCAACACAGATTAGCTCATCATTCTCATCAAACTTCCAATGTTGAAATGGTTTGAAATTTACCTTATCTCTAAAATCCGCATCTGTTTTTGGATTTTTCTTACGAATGTTGTTGAGTGGAATATGATCATATGTCATCACTCTAAAAATTAGGTCAATTTTTGGTATTTTTTTATAATTGACCTCACAATCAATTATTTTTATTTTTTCACCAGCCAACTTACGTCTATTGTATTCAGCATCTGTTAATCGTTTTGCCTGACAACGTTTTGCTTCTGCGCTTGACCTGACATTAATCTTGTCTACGCTTGAAACAATTAGATCATATTGGTGGTATTTTGGATCTGTAAAACTACAATACGATGTTTTTGATCTGTGAATTTCTAATAGCATGTCCTTGTTGTTTAAATAATTTTTTGGTGGCTTGATCATTTATATATTTCCTTATATTAGAGGTATTATAATACATAAAGTTTTTTTTGTCAAGCATTATTTTATAATATACGGGCTTAACTAAAATCTATAAATACTTGTATAATTGGAAAAAAACATGGATTTAGGACAAAATTTATTAACTAATCTTGCTGCTTCGCAAAATACTATTGGGGCTGTTAGTTCTGCTGTAAACACAGCAAAGAATCTCAAAACAGCATTATCTGCCGCATATAATTCCGGTGATGTAATGTCAGCTATTCGAAGCATAAACATCCCAACTGCTGCCGAGTCAGTGGCTGATGTGATGACTGCTGTATCATCATTTGGTGGCGATACTAATTCAAGTGATTGGAGAGTTCGATTAAGTATATCGCCATGGGTTAGCTTTAAGGGTAGTCCAGTTTTGGCGCCATTAAATGATGCTGGTGGGTTGATATTTCCTTATACTCCGGAAATTACAATGAATAGCAACGCCACCTATACCCCAGTCGCACCAACGCATGCCAACTATGCCTTTCAAGCATATAAGAATAGCAATCCTGGAACAATTAATATAACTGCTCCGATGAATGTAGAAGATGCAACCCAGGGTTTGTATTGGATAGCCGCTGTTCATTACTTGCGGTCGTTGACCAAGATGTTTACTGGTTCTGACATGAAAGCAGGCAATCCACCACCGATCATATATCTTAACGGATATGGCAACTATGTGTTTAAAAATGTCCCAGTTGTGGTGACCTCATTTCAAACGACCTTAAACGCTCAGTCTGATTATATTGGAGTTAATGTAGTGGGAAGCCTAGCTAGTGAAATATCGACATTATCTGGTGCCATTGGTGGGCTATCAAATACGGTAGGTGGATCAGTTGCCGGATTATCTGGTATATCGAATAATCTATCAAATATAGCCGGTGGGGTTGGGCAGGTATCTGGTGTACTTGGAGCATTTGGCGCTGGTGGGAAAACTAGTGGGGGAACTAGTTATGTTCCAACTAAGAGTAGTTTTACCATAACATTGCAGCCAGTTTACAGCAGAGATAATGTGCGTAAATTCAGTCTTGATAGATTTGTGTCCGGCGGATACTTGAATAATGTGGTGGGGTATATCTAATGGCAGCAAAATATACGAAAACTAGTCCTTGGTTCAATACTTCGGTGACCAATAATTATTTGGACGTATTATCGATTCGACCAGTTAGTGCTGAGACTACTGATTTTTTATACACGATAGAACCACAGTATGCGTACCGTCCTGACTTATTGGCATTTGACTTATATGGACAAGCTAGTTTGTGGTGGGTTTTTACACAACGAAATTTAGATGTGATACAAGATCCTATCTTTGATTTTGAAGCTGGTACGACGATATATCTACCAAAAAATAGCAGTTTAACAAACGTATTGGGGTTATAGTATGGCGGATATTTTAGGGGCAACCACTGCTGGGATAGCCACCGCTAGACAACTGGCGGATATGGTACCAGCGTCTGGTCTTTCTGGGATTAAGGATGCGATATCTGATGCGTATAATGATACCATAAAAGCAGTCAATGATAATATCGGACATATATTTTCATCAACTGGTACCGGATTGGTTGACGTGGATTATGAACTTCCAATGTCAAATGTCCTCCATGAATATGCCACTTATAATTATATATTTTCACTAACGTGCTTAGATCCGGATAGTTACAATTATCCTGGTTCTTCATATATGGTAGGCAAGATCCCTCCATTAATTCTAAAGAGTGGTAGTGCTGATCCCGATAATCGTATAACACTAGATGGAAGGAAATTTGAATTTTATCTGGATGACTTGACGCTAACTGGTCAATATGGTTTTGAAAAAGGAACAGGCAATGTCAATTCTACCAATATAGAGTTTAAAGTAACTGAACCATATAGTATGGGGATGTTCATGATAGCATGCCAGACTGCAGCATATAATCAGGGTTATAAAAATTATAATGAAGCGCATTTTCTTCTAATAATTGAATTCAAGGGCAATACTGAAATGGGACTTTTGAAACACATACCAAATACTACAAAGTTTATCCCCTTTAATCTAAACAATGTGGAGATGACAGTCACTGAGGCGGGAAGCGTATACAATATCATTGGTGTTATTTCAAATTCTGCCGCGTTAAATGATAGTTATAAGCAATTAAAAAGTGATACCACAATTACTGGTAGGACCGTTCAGGAAATTTTACAGACTGGTCCAAAAAGCTTACAGAACGTAGTTAATGCTAGATATCGAGAAGCAGTTGATGATAAAACGCTAAGTGTTCCAGATGAAATCGTCATATTATTTCCAACCGATACCTCGACGGACAAAACAGGAGCGGCGTTATCTGGCGGTAAAAGCGATACTGAAACCAAATCTTCCGCTACGATTGATCCAAGTAAACGGGTCAGTGATCCTAAATTATTTAAGCAACTAGGAGTATCTAGAAGTGCTACAAACCACACACTCGTACAAAAAGATGGCGAATGTAATGCGCTTGGAAGAGCATCACTTGGGTTTGATACGACACGGGCAGGAACTGCACCATTCTCTAATGATAATGATGTATATGACGAAAAGTCAAAAGGAAATATCAGGGCAAATAACGTTGCTGCTCCTGGGTTGAATGACTTTAAATTTCAACAGGGCTCTGACATCATTAATGCTATTAATCAGGTCATGTTAAAGAGTGAACTAGCAGTGGCTGCGTTGAAGCCTGATCAAATGGATGAACAAGGAATGCGTCCTTGGTGGAAAGTCGATGTACAAACTTATACAATTGCCACTGACGAGAACTTAAAAATTACTGGCACGATGCCAAAAATATTGGTATATAGAGTAATACCCTACAAGGTACACTCAAGTAGAATGCTAGCACCGAACGCACCAGCGCCAAAGATTGCTGAACTTAAAAAACAAGCTGCCAAGGAATACAATTACATCTATACTGGGAAGAATGTCGATATTATAAAATTTGATATTACTATTAATAGTACATTCTATCAAGTAATGATGGCCGATAATGGAAAGCGAAGTCGTGATGTTCAAATGGCGGCGCAGACAGCCACTGGGGCAACAGGTGATAAAGGCGATATTCAAACACCAATCAGTCCATCGAAAGCATACCCAGGGGCGATGCCTACTATTATGAAAGCAGTTGGGCTGACTACTTCTACGGACAATAAAGGTGGATCACGTGGTGAAACTACTGATACCCGTGCTGCCAGATTATTTCATGATTCTATGCTTAATGGAATGGATATGATGAATATCACATTTGATATAGTGGGTGACCCTTATTATATCGCAAATAGTGGAGCTGGTAATTATACAGCAACATCAACCAATCTAATAAATGTCACTAAAGATGGGGAAATTAATTATCAAAATGGAGAGGTCGATATAGTGGTAAACTTCAGAACTCCTACTGACATTATACAAGTAACTGGTATGTATGATATGGATAAAACCATATTATGTCAACAATTCAGTGGCTTGTATAAAATTACAACCATTGTTAGTACTTTCAGAGGTGGTCAATTTACCCAATCACTAACTTGTAATAGACGACAAGGCCAGGATAGCATCGATGAACCAACTGCAGAATCATTCTTGACAACTACAAAAATACTAGATCCAAATAAAGGAAAATCAATAGAAGACACGGTAACGAAAGCACTTGAAAGTGTGGAAAAGACCGCTAATGAAATATTGAAAAAAACCTCTAAGTGGGTTGACACGAACTTAGGCATATAACAAAATGAGTACAGAAGATAAAAATAGTGGTACACAAACTCAACCATCTCCAGAATCATCTGGACCTTGTATAGCCAAAGTTGTAAGCCATTTGGATACCCAATATATGGGTGGGTTAGAGGTTGAATTATTAAGAACTGGTTCGGGAAACTCAGAACGGTCTGGGGAAGTCGTTCCAGTTAAGATGATTAGCCCGTTCTTTGGGTCTACCAGCAGGGCATTTGTTGGCTCCGACGATGACTATAACAATACACAAAAAAGTTATGGAATGTGGTTTGTTCCCCCGGATGTTGGTTCACTGGTCGTTGTTATTTTTATTAATGGTACTGATGGCTATTGGATAGGTGGTGTGCCAGACGATAATATGAATTTTATGGTTCCTGGAATAGCTGCAACCCAACACGCAACTACTTCAACCAACAATGCTAGACTTCCAGTTGCTGAGTATAATAAACAGCTTCATGCAACTCCAAGCGATCCATCACAATTTAAAAAACCCGTCCATCCTATTGCCGCTCGAATGAGCACACAGGGATTATTGGGTGATGACATTCGTGGTATCACCACTAGTAGTGCTAGACGGGAAACTCCCAGTATGGTATTTGGCATTAGTACGCCTGGCCCGGTGGATAAGAGTACTGCTGCCAAAAGAGGTGCTATAGGGAAAACAGAAAGTAAAGTACCAAACGCATTTGTTAGTAGATTGGGCGGTACCACATTTGTAATGGATGATGGAGATGCTGCTTTTCTCCGTAAAAAACCACCATATATAGAAGATCTGTTACACCCAGAAACTGCTGGCCCACCGGAATATGCTGCCGTTGAGCAAGGCGAAACTGATGGTAACGTGGGTATTCCACATAATGAATTAGTTAGAATTAGAACCAGAACTGGTCATCAAATTTTATTACATAATAGTGAGGACTTAATTTACATTGGTAATTCTAGAGGAACTGCTTGGGTCGAACTTACCAGTAATGGAAAAATAGACATATTTGCCGCCGATAGCATAAGTGTCTATTCAGGGAATGATATCAATTTCACTGCCAATAGGGATATAAATTTCAATGCCCTCAATGGTAGTATTAATATGTCCTCCCACCAAAATTTTTATTGTACTGCTGGAATGAATTATGAAATAAAAGCTGGGGTTGATGGGAAATTATCCTGTGGCACAAATAGTAATATAACGGCAGGTGGCAGCCATTTAGAAACTGCTAATGAGATACACATGAATGGCCCAGTTGCATCACCGGCAATTGCCGCATTGATACCCGGCAGAGTGCCGCAACATGAGCCATGGAAATATCATGAGAATTTAGATCCGACTATGTTTACTCCAGATAAGACCGGCGCGGTAATTCGTCCAACGACTAACAGTATACCAACCCCGCTGGTACCAGCGATGTTTGGAAAATACACCACAGTAACGGATACATTTAGTAAAATCAAAGGATCAGGAACATGAGTGCTAATAGCAATTTATATAATAAGATAACATTACCGGCTGTTCATACTGCCGAGGATATCTCTGCCAAAATGTACAAAGGGTTTAGTACCATTAATAGTAATACTGAAAACTTTAGTTTATATGATTACGAATTGATAAAGCAAGATTTATTGAATCATTTTTATACCAGACAGGGCGAGAGATTGATGAATCCATCTTTTGGTACGATAATATGGGATTTATTATTTGAGCCTCTCACTGAACAGGTCAAGGAGTTGATACTTCAAAATGTTAATGAAATCATAAATTATGATCCTAGAATACGTGCCGAAGATGTAACTATAACCACTTATGAGAGTGGTATTCAAATACAATGCTTGTTGACGTATATGCCTTATAATATGACACAAACATTACAATTGCGATTTGACCAAGCAAATGGCCTGTTAATGCAATAATATACATAGTTAATTTATTCAATAAATATAACTATTAGGATTAATTATGAGCGCAACAGATAGACAGAATAGACTCTTACTAGCAGAGGATTGGAAAAAGATTTATCAATCATTCCGTAATGCGGATTTTCAAAGTTACGATTTTGAAAATTTGCGCAGAGTTATGATTGATTACTTACGGCAAAACTACCCAGAGGACTTTAATGATTACATCGAGAGTTCTGAATATTTGGCGTTAATTGACCTAATTGCATTTTTAGGACAAAGTGTTGCTTTCCGGGTTGATTTGAATGCTCGTGAAAACTTTTTAGAATTAGCTGAGCGTAGAGACAGTGTGTTGCGTTTGGCTAGATTGATTAGCTATAATCCAAAAAGAAATATCCCCTCTAACGGATTATTGAAGTTTACCACTATACAGACTACACAATCTGTTCTTGATAGTAATGGAAGAAATTTATCCAATCAAGTG